ATCCGCAAGTAGGCGTCGACGCCGCCGCTCGCGTCTATCTTGGGATGAACGAGAACGCAGATTATGATTTCGGTGTCAGTATAGATGGAATCAGCGGTAGCGGCTCAGGCTCTTGTGTGGTTCTTAAAGGCGCGCAAGTAAGGTTAATTGCGACAAATGATGTTAAAATAACTGTCGGTACAACAGGAGCTGGAATTATTATAAAACCTGACGGCAACATTGTGATTATCCCGTCAGCATCAGGCGTCATAAAGCTCGGTGGCGACGATGCAGACAAAGCCATACTCTGCCAAACAGCAGTACAAGCTATTCCTGGGAATATCACAGCTGCTCCCGTAATATCAACAGCAGGCGGTATTATTGGTGCAAAGGAAATTATAGGAACTGGATTGTTTGCTTCAAAAGTTTTGGTGAAATAATGGGCGCATTAAAAAAAGTTGGATTTTTAGATAACGCTAGCGGAGCTATCGGTGATAGTGATCGACTTAATATTGTCAATGAAATATCAGACGCAATCAGGTCAGCATCAAAAATAACTCTAGCAGGTGCCGAGCTATCGCTAATAGGTGCACCGATACCACTTGCTGCAGACAGTTTTGCAGCCGACAACGGGTTAGATGATCACAAAGAGCGTCTGCCTCAATGGCATTCTATAAATATTGATACTTTTCTAAGTGGTGTTGCTAACATGTTTGATGGAATTCCAATTACAGGCGTCGCAGCAAAAGTAATTCCTATTTTTGACCCAACACAACCAATTATTGATATTCTCAATCTATTAAAAAATCTGATACCTGACTTGATTGATTTTGACATTATTGAGTTTTTAACATCAATTTTAACAGCTTTGTTTCTAAAGATACCACCGTTTCTGTTAGATCTTGCAACTTTGGCACAAGATTTTATCAACGGCGTTGCTGATGCAATCGACTCGGCGATAGCAAAATTTATTGATTTTATTAAAGTAAATGTAATTGAAAAATTCAACAAGACAACAGAGGTGATTAATAGGATAAAATCTGAGATTGATAGACAGATTGCAGAAGTTCAAGAATTCAAGAACAAGATCATAGCAGCAATCAAAACAATAATCGAACCAATACTTGCATTTCCTTCGCTTCCATCACTAAGCATTCCAATACCTAATTTTAATTTTAATATTTCACTACCTAATATAACGCTTCCTTCTCTGCCATCACTTCCAATATTTCACATTTCACCACCATTTCCACCTGGCATTGCATATTTCTTCTTAGAATTTATTAAAAGTCTGATATCAGGCATCATAGCAATATTGACAAATATTGCTGATTTAATTTCTGCAATTATCCAGGGAATTGGAGCATTTATTTCTTACATTGTTCAAGCAATATTTAATCTAATTAAATCAATCATTGAAGCGCTGATACCAGGAATTGATAGAGCTATTACACTTGCTGCCACAATTTTAATTTTTGCAAAAAAAATCACGCAGATGGCAGTTGTATCGCTGCTGGGATGGCTTGTTGGACCGGGAATTATCATTAGTGTTGCTGCACGTGAAATTGGCTTAGTAAGCTAAACATCAACATACTTAATAACAATGGCCGAAAGAAGCTTTAAAAACATTGGAACAACAATTACGCAGTTGAAGACTTTACGTCCTCCTGCGCAAACTTTTCCTATTGGAATAAAGACACCAATGGAACTTAGCGGTAATGGCAACCCCTACAAGATGCATACGACTGTACCTGAACAGGTCAATGATAATCTTCGTAATATGATTTTGTCTAATCACGGCGAGCGCTTAGGAAAGTATGATTACGGTGCTAATCTTCGCCAGATATTGGCGGACTTTGCAACTAACGCAGACGTTGAGACATCTGCCATGCAATCTATTATGTCAACAGTTGAGAAATACATGCCTTTTATCTCGCTTGACACGTTTGAGATGAAAAATTTGCAGTCAACAAGAAATGCACAATTAAAATTCCAGATTGATATCGGTTACAGCGTATCAAAAATAGGTGCAAGTAATCAAAAACTTAAAATAATTCTCGAGGTAATGGGCTAATGGCAACAACATTGCAACAGAAGTTGAAACAGCGCCGGCAGAGATCATATCTTGGCAAAGATTTTGATAGCTTACGTGACAATCTTGCAACCTATGCAAAGAGTTACTACTCTGATCAAATCAAGGATGTGTCAGAATCGTCTGTCGCAGGAATGTTTATTGACATGGCTGCCTACGCAGGCGACGTGTTGTCATATTATCTAGATTACCAGTTTAACGAGATTAATCTTGAAACTGCAATTGATCCTAATAATGTTGATAGACTGATCAGACGCGCTGGGGTCAAATACGGCGGTGCATCTCCTGCAATTGTAACGATAAATTTTTATGCAATTATTCCTGCAACGCTTACCAACGGTGTGTATACACCAAATACACAGTACATGCCAGTTATACTATCAAGTACTCAAATGAAAGCCAACTCCGGCATCATATTTGAGCTTACTGAGGATATTGATTTTGGTAAAACGGATTTGAATGGAAAACTTGTTGCAACATATCGAATATTTTCACAAGATATAAGCGGAAACCCAACAAAATTTGTTGTGAAAGCGACAGGACTTTGCTCATCAGGTAGAGTCACGTCTGAGAGATTTACAATTGATAGTAATTTTATTCCATTTAGAAAGATCACACTCTCAAACCAGAATGTTAATGAAATAATTGGCATAGCAGACATAGATGGAAATCAATATTATGAAGTTGAGTCACTTACACATGATGTTGTGTTCAAAGCACGCACAAATATCAAATCAGACTCTGATATAGTTGAAGATGCACTGACGATTATTCCTGCGCCTCGCCGCTTTATTTCTGAAAATAGTAGAGTTTCAGGAAAGACTACAATCACATTCGGATCAGGTGACGCAGATTCACTTGATGACGATATTATCCCCGACCCATCAGAAATTGCTTTACCGCTTTACGGTTCAAATAAGGTATTTAAAAAAGCAACAATTGATCCTAATGCCCTGCTGAAGACAAGAAGCTTAGGAGTGTCACCTACAAATACCACGCTAACAGTCTCGTACCGCTACGGTGGCGGTCTGAGTAACAATGTCGGCGCAGGCACAATTAATTCAATATCACGTCTTTTACATAGATTTCCACCGTCAGCACCCACTAGCATCGCTTCAACTATTAGAGCAACATTCGAAGTTGATAATACAGAAACGGCAGTCGGGGGTGAGGACGCATTGTCGCTTGAAGATTTGAGAGCAATTGCATTAAGTTATGCAAATTCTCAAAATAGAATTGTTACCAAGCAAGACGCTGCTGCTAGAGTCTATACAATGCCATCAAATTTTGGCAGAGTCTACCGCGTTGGATTTAGACCTAATCCTGTTAATCCTCTTGCAACTTTGATGTATGTCATAAGCAGAAATAGTAGTGGACAGCTTATTCTCTCTAGTGACACACTAAAGATTAATCTTAGTAAATACCTTAACGAGTTCAGGCTTATATCAGATGCGATCGACATCGTTGATTCACCAGTCATCAACTTGAAATTAAATTATAGTGTTACGCTATACTCAACAGCAGTTAAAAATACAACATTACAAATAATTAATCAAGCACTTAAAGATTACTTCAATATCAAAAATTTCCAAATAGACCAGTCGATAATATTGTCAGATATTACTAATATCTTACTTAATACAGACGGTGTGATGTCTGTAGCAAATATTACATTTTCAAGTGTAAGCGGTAATTTAAACGGTGTTGCGTACAGTGAAGTAATTTTTAATGTTGAACAAAATACAACTAACGGGTTGCTTGTTCCTTCACCGGGCGGTATCTTTGAAATTAGATATCCAGATTTTGATATAGTTGGTAATACGACCTAGGAGATTGAATGTATTTAGCTCTATCAGCAAGCAAAGATGCTTATATCACCAACAAGATCATTGGATCATCATTTCGTGCAACTGATGCGAATCTTGGACAAGCAGGTACATTAGATCTCTTTAAGCTATATGATGAAAACAGCATTGTAGGTGAGACAAATCCGACCGAATTATCAAGAATTCTGATTAAGTTTGATTATAGTAAACTTTCAAATTTAATGTTGACAAAGCTAGATATTAATGATGCATCTTTCAAGTGTAATCTCGTGTTAAGCGACGTGTATGGCGGTCAACCCACACCCACTAATTTTAAGTTGATTGCTTTCCCATTATCAAGAAGCTTTGATGAAGGCGTCGGACGTGATGTAATTGGATTCAGAGATATCGACGTGTGCAATTTTTTGACTGCGTCTGTTTCAACAGGAAATGTTGAAAAATGGTATGTCACAGGAGCTGATAGCAAAGGCTTCCTAGGCTCCAACAATATTGATATTATTTCTAGCGGTAATCTCAATGATGGGAATGGAATTGTAAATTTATGGCGTGAGCAGATATTCGTATCAGGCGAAGAAGATCTAAATGTTGATATTACAAGAATTGTATCGG